CTCCCCCGCCCCGCCGCCACCTCACTCGGCAATAAAATAATCCCCTGCTGTTTCCGTAGAAACAATCTCCAGGGGATCACCTCCCCGGGTGACGTAATCCCCCAGTAACTCAGATTGCCTACACCCCTCACCGTCAGGCTCCCCATGGAAAACCGTCACACACAACCGCGCAATCCGAAGATGCCGCGCCATGAGGCCGGGGTTGTTATCGGCCAGGTATTCAGTGCTGGCCCGGAGCCGGTCGGATAGCCCGGGGGTGTCCGGGGTGTGGCGGATAATGTCGTGGGCACCGTCACGCCCGAGGAGGATGGTACGTGTCGAGGGGATGGTGTACCAATCCTCCTCGGTGGTGGTGTTGCCCTCCTCGTCCGTCACGGATTTTGTCACCATGGCCATTTTGTAATACGTTTGGCCGTCGATTATTTGCGGGGTTGTCGATAAGATCATGGGTCACCTATGCCATTGCTGTTGCGGGGAGGGTTTTGAGGCCTTGCTTGCCGTAGATGCTGCCGGGCATTACGAGGTCTTCGTTGTCTATGCCAAATTTGAGGGTATCGGTGCCGTGCAAAAACGTTCCCCCAAAATCAACCTCGACGCCTTTTACCCCACCTTTGTCGATGCGCATCTTGCCGTCGGCGGAAAACAGGAGCACCTCGTCAAAGGGCGTTCCGGCCTCGTAGGGGGCTGGGGATTTACAGGTGTTTGTGCCGTCGGTGGCCGTCAGTTTTCCGTCTGCCTCGTCGATGTAGAGGAGTTGTGAGCCATCGCCAAGGGATAGGAGATTGAGATCGCCGGTGGTTTTCCACTGTGTGAGGGTTGGTTTGATAATGGTGTCTTTGATGGATAGTATGCCGGACGAGGCCCCACCCAACAAACCCCAGGCCCAGCTATTTTCTGGTAGACTTAGGTCCCACGTCAATCCGTGTAGGTCTGCGGATGATGCGGCTGCGGTGTCAATTGATGCAGAGGCACCTGTGGTTGGGATGTATATAGGTGTGATGGAGTACTGGGTTTTTGTGAGTTGTGCTCCCCACACGTAAACGCCATCAACAGAAACACTATTAAAACCTATACGATTAAAAGTGTCAGCCGCATTTGTAGTAAAAGTGTATTTGACGCGCGCCCATTCTTGCGTCACTTGCAATGTCTCTTGGCTTTGCGCCGCGTCTCCGTATGCCCAAATTGTAATAGTTGGGGTAGCGTCACTGCGGACCCAAACAGAAAACGTGTAAATATCCCCCGGTATCGCCGTATATGTTTGCAATAGCCAAGGGGACCTGGCTATATCAGCGTCTTCTATTTTGTCAGCCAAGCCTTGATTAAAAGGAGCTGTTGTTGCACCTACACTAATTACAGTGCCACCTATATTGTTGTCCCATGGTGATAAAGATAGGGCCGCGCTCTGCTCTATTAAATTTGTCTCCTGCCCATGATGCAGATACCTACCATCATACTTAGGTGGTACGTTGGCGGCAAACACTGTGCCATCGTCGAGTTGCGCAGCGCCCCCACGCAAAAATGAGGCCCCTTGGGGGATGCCGTTGCGAATGAGGTAGTGGTAGCAATCATCATAGCCGAGCGACCGCAAAGCCAGCGGTTTAAGCGCCAACGGCCCCAGCGCCAGCGATTTTAATCTCATCGGTTTCATTTTTTTGCACCCCCGCAATCAATGCGATGTAAATCACGCCGCTCAAGCATCACTCACCGCCCGAACAAACATAAACGTCGTAGGCGCCCGGAATACCCTCAGGGATAACCTCAACTAAATCCGAAAACCCGTATAACGCGACAACGCGGTTTACCTTCGAAAGGTCGATGATCGTTTCAGCATCGTATTTATCCACAGGGATAAACGTCGCGGGGCTGCCAGGCGTCCGGAGTTTAAACTTGATTGTCCCCGTGGTCTCCGTGGTAACAATCTGGATCTGGTGAAGCAGTGCGCCGTCCCCGACTCCGAGTGGAATTTGAACGGGTCCGTTAGCCTGGGTCAACCCTACTTTTTTCGTGATAGATATTACCATTGTGTCTGGTCCTCATAGGTTTTATCGGGTATCGTCCAAGTGCATCACGCTGTGACGCGTAGCACAAGTGTTACTCATAGGGGATATATGCGGACGCTCACTGTGGGGAAGATCCCGTCTATCGCATTTTTTACAAAATCTGACAGCTCTGTAACCTCAGGCGCTCCATTGGGGTCGTACCCGTCCCCTGACAAGTCTTGACCCATCTCGATGGAGACCACACCGGCATTTACTCGGGGATCGGTTGTTGCCTCGGCGGAGCGCCCTGCCTTACGCGACATTTGGATGACCCCGGCGTACGCATGTACCACAGTATGGTTCGAAAACTGTAAGTCAAAGTCCATGCGCAATAGACTAAACGTCGGCGTAAGCTCCCCTGTCTCCGAGGTGCTCTCTTCGGCTATTTCTGTCTTTGCGTAATGGTACTCACCTGCCAAGTCTTGCCAGGTCGGGGCGGGGCTGATGGGTGTGCTCAGGCGCGCTTTGACGTTAAACTGGACGTCCTGGGTGTAGTCCGCCTTTACCACAGGGGTGCCCCAGTTCCACCCGGTCCCGGTCGAGAAGTACGTTTTTTCGGTTTTGTGTACCTCCTCATTGCGCCTCTCAAGGTCGACCTGCAGCCCAGCGTAAAACGGTTGCAGGTCCGGCTTTTCCCCGGTCGCACAGATCCCCTTAGGTTGGACGCGGTGAGAGTCCTGGGGCGCTGCCGTCCCAGGGTCCCCCTCGGCCGCCCCGCTTGACCGCTGCACGTGGTTATAATTTGTGGTGGTGGTCTGGTTCGTCCGTATCATCAGCCAAGGGGGGTCGGCCGAACTGCCGCTATACGTGACCACCTCGTCCGCGTGCACCACTACTGGGTCCGGGTGGTCTATCGTGTCTTGCCTCACAGGGTCACACACTAATTGTGGCTCATCTGACGGTGCGATAGGGCGGGGGAACCACTGGACCCCGCTCGGTGCAGGAACCCGCGTTTTCGACACCTCCCACGCGACCAGGTCATCCACCGGGCAGGGGAACGAGAGGGAACCCCCGGAACCATCCGGGATGTTGTCCGCGAAAGCTCCCTTTTCTACATCCCAAACGCACGCGGTCCCGTTTACCTCGATGAGCACCAGCTCGGGACAAGGCTTCGGGTTGTCCTTAAAACCCACCACTCTTGGCGTGCTCCAATCTCTATCAAGTACAACGAGCACCTCGTCACCCACGTCGAAAGCGCGGTTGTCACAACTTAGATACTCCATCGCGACATTAGCCAAGGTCTCCGCCTGGTTAACGCTCAGCTCGTTTGCGTCGCGCGTCCGTGACAAACTCACATTGCAAGTGTTAGCCACACTGTCTATGCCGAGGATCACCCCATACCGGTACATCGGCTTATATTTTTGGACCCCTGGCATTACAGCCCGGAGGAACCAGGCGGATGCGGGCCCCATACCCAAGATCGGATGGAGTATCCCGTCTCGGGCCACGTCAAAGTCGGCCTCATTGCCTGACGTCCCAGCGGGGAGGATATTGACCCCGCCGGCGGGGTCATCCGGGACCTCAGCCGTGCCCACCTCGCCCGTCACCTCCTCCGAAAAATCAGCGCACCACGCGGTTACCCGTTTCGTCTCGGGGATGGCTTCAAGCATGGCGATCCTTTTCCGAATGGCTGCCAGCTGCGCGCTCAGTAAGGGGGCACGGGATGGGTCATCCGACACTTTGAGCCGGGTAACAGTGGCGTTAACCTTGGCCTCCTGCTCCTGAAGTATACCAATAGCCGATTTTATCCAACTGATGTTATACACTCGGTCCACCTCGTACTTGCCAAGGGTCCCGCCTGACGCAATAACCGCTTTACCCATCAGCTTTCTCCCCTATTTCCATTGAGACGCTAACCCGCCCCCCAGTGCTGGCCCTAACAGTTGTGGTTATCGTGCCGACGGTAAAGGTTGTGCCCTCAAAGACCACAGTGTCCCCCGGGTTTACGTACGGGTTGATTGCGCCTATCCGGAGCCGGTGCTTACCGGAAACAAATGACGACAGCACCACATCGTCAAGCGTTACCGGTTTATACGACGCGTTCACAACCGTCCGAAGCCCCGATAGAGTGATAGATTGATTCCTGCCCCCTTGGTAGGAATCAATCTGGTCTAAACCTACCCGGGCGGTTTCCTCCTGTGAGAAAACGCCCCCGCCGGCGTCGTACGCCGTGGTCAGGACTATGTCCCCCTTGTCCCGCATGGCAATCTCTTCCAAGTACCCGGTTCCCGGCGCCACGACTTGAAGGTACGAAGGCGCGCCGGACCTGCGCCGCGACTGAAATGAGGAGATAGGGAACGTTAGGTCAGGCAGGCCATTTTCTGCGCCGGTTATCCGGCAGAGATAGAAGGCCCGGACCCTCCCCTGCGCGCGTAGGAGATCAGCCCACGCTTTACTGTCCCACAAGGACACCGAAAGAGCGAAAGCCTCTGTAAAAGCCGGGGGCATAAAAAACAGGCCCCACCTCGCCTCGCAGGTAAGGGTCGGTATAGTCGTAAAGCCAAGACCACTAAAAGACAGGGGGCTCGCTGATATTGACAGGCCCAGCACCTGCACCGACTCCTCATCGGTGGGGGGGTGCTCTAAAATAACCCCGTCATATATCTTGGTGAGGTCCCCTAAGTTGCCGCCATAAACGGTATCACCCGAGGTCAAGGGTATCGTTGCGGTGTAGACCTTCGCGTCTTTAACCCCAACTGAAGTCACTTCGCCCGCGCGGTGGTAATTTACTACATGGATCTCGTCGAACTCAATATCCGTGTTACAGACACACATAAGCCGCTGGTCCGTAGCAGTCGTATAGGCATCGTTGCTCGACCAGGAGTTATTCGCTGCGTCCCCAGTTTTTGACAAAGTCGTGCCAAACGCAAGCCGCGGGAAAAGCGTTCCTGTAGTGGCGAACGTGGTAGCGTACGCCTCGTAGTCTGCACTGGTTAACGGGACCAAAATCCCCGCGAGGTAGAACTCAACCGCACGGACGCCCATACGTTGCCCATCCCCATGGTTGTTCGCAAAATCGAGTACTATCGTCCGCGCAATCGTCATAACCCACCTCTAAATCGCGAGAGTTAAGTCGCGTAATGCCAGCATGTGGCCGTCGGGCACCTGGTTATCGGCGCCGAGGTCAATGACCCCTACCACAGTTTTGTCCACTGTGGTGTCGTCGTAGATGATAGCCGCGCTGAAATACCCGATATCGCCCCCGACGGCAGTCCATTGTATATCGTCCCACTCTATACTCGCCTCGTTCTGCATATCGTCCTCCACTACAGGAGCCGTTTTGGTGAGCGTCGCCGTGTCTTGCTCGTACCCGCTACCGGGTGGGAGCTGGTACGCGGTAACCATAGCCAAGGTGGCATGGGCCCCTGGGTCAAAGCTGAAAGTGGGCTGCATCAAAATGATTTTAAAAACATCGGTGTCCATGTTGATTGCCCCGGTGAGCAAAGCATACTTAAAGTGGTTCGAAAAAACTGTCGTTACGGCCACAATGGCCTCCTATAGGTTGGGTTACATTTCGGACATTTCTTGGGTGCCGCTAACGCCCCCGCTTGGGTCTATGCTAACCGACGTGGCGACCAGTCCCGCCACAAAAGAAACGTCATCGGTCAATATCGTGTCGCCGGGGTTTATGCTCGCGTCAGGTACGGGTGCACGGACGCGCCACCGCCCCCCATAAAAGGATCGAGACGTCACACTCAGCACCTCGACCGTTTTACCCTCGGTGTACGTGGTCTGCTTGGCGCCTACTAAAGTGATGGACCGCCCGCGGATAAGGTCTATACTGCGCAGACTTACCCGGGCCAGTTCTCCTCCCGCGGGGGCCCCCAAGGAAACCACAAGGTCCCCCGACGCTCGCTCCATGATCTCGTTGTAAAGGCCCACACCGGGCACCTTAACCCAGAGGGAGGACGGGGTCCCCGACCTACGCCGGGAGAGAAATGACGAGATGGGGACCTGTAGGTCCTGCAGACCAGCTTCCGCCCCGGTTACGGTACAGAGGTACACCACGGGGGGGCTAACCACCGCAACATTAGTTAAAGACGGTGGGGCATTTATCCGTAACAGCACTGACAGCGCAGGTCTCAAATGGTACTGCCGCGCCCGGAAAACAAGAGCCTGCCGCACTAAAGGCGCTAAGGACGCAGAAAGCTTGGTGTCCAGGAGAAACGGCGGGGAAACGAGGACCGCGCCCGTCCGCGCTACGCAGACCAGGGTTAACGCCGCCTTAAATGGGGGGGGGGTTATGCCCGCCGGAGGCGGGACAAACTCAAGGGTCAACGACGCGGATAGCACAAACGGCGGGGCTTCGACCACCTGGGACGCTGGACTCAGGGACAGAATCTGTGGATGCTCGACATCAGCGGGTATGTGCTCGGCCAGCTCAACGTCGAAGATTAGGGTCAGCTCGTCTAAGTGCGAGCCGTAGACCCCGTGGTCCGCGTAGTCGTTCGGCCACTGCGCGTCCGTGTGGTAAATTTTTGTGTTTTTTACCCCCCGGGAGGTATAGCCCCCATCGTGATGCCCGTTCTCGACTCGGATTTCGTCGAAAACTATGGGGGTATCTCGGACGACGTAGAGCCTTTGGTTTTTGTCCCTATACGACGCGCTACCCCAGCTATTATCCGCCATCGGGCCGGTTTTTGGCTTTGCCGTGAGAAACGCATAGATGGGGTAAAACCGCCAGTTATAAAAGGACGACGCAACCGCGATGGTGGGGGGCGCTACCACCTCGACGCGTACCCCTTCGAGCCAAAACTCTATGGCCCGAACGTTCATGGTGAGGTAGTCCCCGTAGTTGTCTGCAAAGTCAAAAACGATGGTGCGGGCGGAAACCGACATCTTATGCCTTCCAGCTGACCCAAAAGGTCAGCTTTAAAAGTCCGTTGTCCTGTACGGCACCTTTAATGGCCCCGCGGTAAAACCCCGTGGGCGTGGACATGTTGACGAGCGCGCTCTGTGCTCTTAACACATCCAAGCCCGCGCTTTGTGCCTCTGTAATCCGTGCTTCCACCACTAAAGTGCGGTCCGCTTCGACCATGCCGGAATCCACAATGACGCTGCCCCCGTCCAGGGTGGCGACACGGGATACCCTGGACTGTGAGTCCTGTAGCTTAGACGTCGGCAACTCGTCTAAGACGATCGGCGGGACTCCCAAGGGCTGTAAAGGTGTAATGCTTATCATTTTTCACCCCCCTAATAGCATTTCAAGCCCCTCGGCGTTTGCTTCGACCTGGGCCATTTTTAGAACCTCATGGAAGATCATTTCAAGGGCCGGGGTGAGCCCTTCGGCCTGCACCGTGATAGCGACCTCCCCTTTGTCGAGCGCCTCAGTTTTTGCGTCGTTGTATTTTATCTGTGACTTGGCTAATTTTTCCTGTAATTTAAAAGATTTCTCTCTGAGCGTGTTCTCTTTCTCGATCTGTTTTTCAATGCTCCACTGGTCCATTGTGGATATCCCACCATCCATGCTACCAAACAAATCACCGATGAGGCTGCCAGTACTCTCGATGCCCACGTTTATGGAGGCGAAAGCCGACTCCATGATTTTCGCGTTGGCCTCCGCCTCGGCGATGTCAAGCTTTGCCTCCCACTCCACCTTCGATTGCATCAGGTCAAACTCGCCCTGGATGATGGCGAGCCTTTCGTCGATATCGCCCTGGATCTGGATTTCGATTTGTTTTTCGGTTGGGATGGCCTTGTCGACTTCTGCGATTTTACCCGTGGCTTTTGTGATGTCTGCGTCCACCCGCATCATGATAGGGGTGCCGTCGGCTCTCTGGCCCACCTCTTCCATGACGATATCGATTTGCTTCACAGCTTCGGCGGCATCCACTTCTGTGGACAACACAAGGACGCCTTTCTCTGCGAGGATTGCATTGAGTTCGTCAAGATCCGCCTGGGCCTGCACATCGATCTTTATCTCTGCAGGCAACGCCTCCACTTCTGATCCGAACTCTTTAACCGATTTCGCTGATCCATCTGCGCTTTTGCCGGTTTCCTCAAACCCTGAAGCTATGCCGGTTAAATCGTTTACAGCAGATGCGGCGGTTTTCTTCATATCCTCGATTGTTTCTTCGCTCCACCGTTTGATGCCCTCCCGTGCTGCATCAATATCGTCGCTGAATGTACCGAGGAGGAAAGCCCTGTCGAAGAGCTGGGAAATTTTCAGCATCCCGTCAATTGTATTTGCAAAAATCAGTGTGACGCCTTTCCAGGCGGCGAGAGCTGTTTTGAATGTCCCCGTGATTGTATTTACGACAATTTTAAATGCACCCGCGAGTTTGTCAGCGTCATCCCCTATTATAATGATTGCCGCAGCAATTTTTAGCCCTGCCGAGGTTATAATCTTTGCCGATTCTAATATATTCCCGCTACTCTTTTTCGTTTCTGTGTCCAACTCGTTAAACCCGGAAATCATGCTTTTTATGCTGTCCCAAACAGGCTTGAAAGCCTCTACCATGCCGTCAGTTACCTCGATAAGACTGGTTACCGTGTCAACCGCTCCCTGAATCGCTTTTCCAAGATCCTCAGGTTTGGTAAGGTCTAACCCATCAAACAGAGAACTGATAGTATCACCAAGCCCGCCAAGCGCCTTGAGTAGGCCGTCAAAGTCCACGTCTTCGAATGCTTCCGGCATTGCCTTGGCGACATCGCTGAGAAAATCCCCAAGGTCATCGGAAAACCCATTTAAGGCGTCAAAAACAGGGTTGAAAGTTCCATCAGAAACGATCTTTTGTAGGGCGTTCTCAATTTCTGTGCCGCCATTAATCGCCCCGGTTGCTGCAATCCTAAATTGGTTACCGACGACAACGCCGAGGTTCTCGAAACCCCTCTTAAACCGGAGAACGGCAACCTCGGACGTCAATAGTTTTAACGCCACCTCGTTAGCAATGGACCCGGCAGAGGCCAGGGCCCGCCCTGTGATCTCCAGTGTTTTCGACAAACCGTCAAAGACGACGACCATTTTTGCGGCCTGCCGAATACCTACCAGCTGCGACGTCAGAAAAAGTTTTTCATCTTCATCGGCGGCCTTGAATGCCTCAGCAACATCCATCAAGATATCCCGCCCTGACCTGAGATTCCCGTTCGCGTCCTTCTGCGCGACCCCGATTGATGCCAGCGCATCCCGCACCGGCTTTGCGTCATCAATAAGTTTCAATAAGCCCATTTTGAGGGCTGTACTGGCCTCGTCGCCTGATCGAAAAATCTCGATTACAGGCGTTAAGATGCCTGCGGTTTCCTCAAAAGAAAATCCCATCTGGTTGGCGATTGGGGCCAGCGTCGCCATACCTATACCAAGCTGGGTCACGGTGGTGGCATATTCATTTGAGACCGTGTTGAGGATATCTGTCAGCCGTACAGCCTCGGATGCTGGGGCATTAAAACCTTTGAGCACTGAGATGATAATTTCTGTGGATTCAGCCACGCCCAGCTCAGCTTCGGCAGCACCAATAACAAGGCCAATCCCAGCCTCAGTAAGATCAAGGGCCTCCTTGACGGTAAAACCCGCCTTTTTAAAATCTGTGGTGGAGTCCATGACGGACGTTGCAGCCTGTCCGTATTTATTCGAGAGAGCGAGGACAGATTCCTCCACCATTCCGATCTGATCTTTTTCTTTTCCCAGGATTTTCGACAGATTGACGGATGCTGTTTCAAAATCCATTGATTTTTTATAGGCATATGCGAGGCCGCCCACGGCGAGCGCTGCCAACGCGGTATCGACCTTAAGAATCATATCGGCTGCACTGGCAAGGGGGGCTGCGATATTCTCAACGGTATCCTCGAACGCGCCGAGCTTTTTGTTCATCGAGTCTACGCCAGCGCTCAAATTATCCTCGGCGTTAAACAAAACCGCCACAGTACGGGTCAGATCAGCCATCTATTTTCCTATTTGAGCGTCTTGTAGTATAGATCCCAAAGCTTCAATTCTTCGTCCGTCAAATACCCCTGCGGGAAGATATCCGGCCGGGCCTCATACAGAAACCGGCCGCTGACCTTACAAATCGCTAAGCTTGCCCTGACTCCGGGGTCCCCCCAGAGCCTTTGGGCTTTCCCGGCTCCATACCCTTTCCTGTCAGCTCAAGGATTTTGTTGGTCAGGGCGTAGAATTCCACAGGGAAACGCTCGCAGAGCATCAGGGCAAGGTCGGTATCACACGCCGGTTCAACGCTCCCGAGGACGAGTTGTTCGATCCTTTCGGCTATGGCCTGCGGGACCTCATCGACGCCGAGGGCCTTCTTGAGCCCCTTCACCTTTTCGCTTTTAGACGCCGACTCCAGCGCCTCAAGGATCGCGGAAAAGTTTTTGTTTCTGGCCGCCGCCTCTTTGGTCCGCCCAAGCTCCTGGCCGGTCAATCCCCGGACAGTCCACACATAAGTTTCCCCTTCGCCGAAAAAGGCGGAAAGGTCTTTGACGGGGACGTCTTCTGTCCGTGTTTGAAATTTGGTTTTCTTGAACTTTTTTGCATCGAAACTCATAAGCCCTCCGGCTCGGGACCAGCGAATAAAGGCAGGGGAAAATAGGTGCTGGATTCCTACGATTCAGCCCCGGTTGCTGCCGGAGCCTATCCCCCGTATCGGGTTAACTGGTTACTTCAACGGCGCTCTCGGTTGCAGATATGGTGCAACTCGCGGTGATATTGTCCTCTGCGGGAAAAGACCGGGACACGCCAAATTTGCCCTGACACAAAATGTACGGAGTTTTCAAGCGGTCTGGCTTGAATTTGACGAAGATGGTTTTATTCTTTTTGGACAGCAACGGATCAGAGATGCCGTCCTTGAGATACGCAGTAAAAGACCCCTGTCCCAGGCTGGAAGAGGTGGACCCCAAGGTCTTGCCGTAAATCTGCTTTGAGCTGGTGCTGTGCGTTGTCTCGGGCGGAGTGAAATCAGATGACTCCGGGACTTCTGCAAAATCAGGCTCAAAGTAGGAGGCATGCACCGCCTTGGGAACGCCGCCGGCATGGATCGCCGGGAGTGCTGTAGTGAACTCCACCCCTGCCATGCCGGACACACCGTTGACAACATTCATCCGTTTCTCTGACCACGTGGGGAAGTCGAACCGCTCCATATGGACACCCACAATCTGTTTGATCTCAGAGGTGGTATAGACGCCGGATGTTGACGATGTGATGTGGATTTGTCCAACTTCGACCTGGCCAACCGGGATCAGAGGGGGTCCGCCCTCGGCACCGCGCACATCAGATACAACGGAACCGGATTCTGTGCCCTTGATTGCCGTGATTGTTTGGCTGCCATCAATAATAATCGAATACTTTGCCATCGCAAGGGTGGGCCGAGCCACGTCCAGAGCCGCATTTTCAGAGATAACACGGAGTATTCCGCCCTGGTAACATGCCAGGGCGGCAACGGCTACCTGATCCGCTGCGCCGGGGGTGGTTGCACCGCCGGAGGCGACACCGTCCGGCCTTACCACTGCTTCGGTGCCAGACTCATTTGACCAAAGCTCGTCTACTGATTCAAAGAATTTACGGTCGCCCGAGTCCGTCAAGGCGGCCATGGCGACTGCCGTTTGGCTGGCCTCGTAGAAGACTACTGTATTATCACTATCCATGATCTTTCCTTATTGTTCGTAAGGGTTGCCGATTTTGTATGAATATTTGACCCCAAAGGTTGCCAATACTGCCGTGATTGTTTCTCCCGCATCCGGTTGCCCCGCTGGGCCGCCCTCTTTATAAAAAATACTATCCGCGAGGGGGGTGACGGGTGCCGCCGGATCTGTTACGCATTTGATCAGGTCGCCGAGCATCTGTTCCTGGGCCACAGACGGGTTGGCCGAGCCGAAAGCCATGTAGGCCTCAACCTTGACCTGGGTGGTGCATATATTCCGGCCCGACCTGCGCTCCACCTCCTCGGTTTGGGGCCAGACGACGACCGCCGGGAGATCATCAGATTCAAGGTCTCTTACGGCCCGCTTGACTTCCTGGCCGCATTCTGTGTTGTAGCCATTCGCAACCTGGATGGATTCCACCCGGGCGATGATTGCCGAAATTATCTGCTCCCTGATCGTTTCGGCCATCAGCCGAACCTCCGGAGGACATCAAGGATCCCCTTGTCGATGTTCCGGGCAAGGAGGTGGGCTGCCTGAGTTTGGATCGGGTGTTGGACCTTGTCGGAGGCGAAGATATCCTCGATCCTGGGGCCGTGGAGCGTCCTGACTTGGTATCTTGCGACCCTTTTCCCGCCCTTCATTTGTCGAAAAAATACTTGGCGGTTCCCGCTGCTGCCAGGCACATTCCCTCTCATCCCGTCGAGGATAAAGGCGTGCTTTAGTTTAGCTCTACTACCGCTGCGCTTAACCTTCACCGAAATGCCCTTACCTCGCCCGCCCCCGTATTTTTTCGCGCCGAAGCTGACCAAGCCCACCGGTCGCCCCCTCGCAATAACGGCCCCTGAAAGGTGACCAAATGTCGCCTTTTTAATAGTCAGGTTTTTAGATATCCGAGCCGCCTTGAGGTTTAATTCGTTGCCGATCCTCATACGGGCCTGTGTTTTCATCGTTTTGACAGTCGTGTTTATAGCCTGGGTCAAGACACGCTCTGTGCCGTTTTTTATCCCGGCCATTGCGGTCTGGAGCCCTGCCATGTCACTTTGATCAATAGTGATTTTCATTAACTATCACCTTCACAAATTGCCCGTCGTTTTCCACAATTTTGCTCACTGTGAAGTATACGGGCCCCATTTCAAATTTATCCCCGCTCTTTGGCTCGCCCACCTCAGCCACCATCGCCTCAATCGTGACGCCACGCTCCACTACCGTTACTTCGTACGAATCAGGCTGTAGTCCAACGTCGCGCTCGATGTCGATCAGGCAGGCGGTTGGTGTGCCGCTGACGGGACGAAACGTGGCCTCGCTCCCGACAATTGCCCACATATCAACCGCCGCCTGATTGAGCACGTCATCGATACCCATGGTTACGCCGCCGTCAGCTTCACGAGGATGCCGGGCCTCTTGCACAGGGGCAGAGGGTTACTCTGCGTATGCAGATCGACGCCGCGGTTAAACTTACGGGGCTCCTGTTTTGCATAAAAGGGCATGCCGATGGTGTTGGCCGTCTCCACGAAATCGGCAGGGGCGACATAAGTGGAAAAGGTGCTCATGGTGCCGGCGGGATATGCGTGAGCCTCACCGTCCGCGATGAATTTTCGACTGACACCTGCTGCGTCGGGGGCGTTCCCAATGTACTCCTCGAATACCAACCCACCGAATTTAAAACCTTTTCGGGGGTCACCGCCGAGTCGGTCCGATGCTTCGCCGTGGCTTTCGTAGGCGGCCTTAACGTTGGGGTGCTCGATGAGGGCGTCGAAAAAGGAATCAGAACACAGGACATCGACACCGCTCATGGTTTCGCCCATGAGGCTTGACTCGATGTGGCGGGACACGGCCAGGCATTTTACCCGAACCTTCGTTGCGGATGTTCCGAGAACAAAGGCCTCTGTTTTCGCTGCGATGCCGAACTCGGTGTAGAGGTTGTACAGCGTGGACCCATCGCCATCCAAAATGACGCCTTTCAGAGCACCCATACGTAGGTGTTCCAGGGTGATCGCGTGCTTGTTTTTCATCGTCTGGAGCTTGTCGTTCATAATGGCGACATAGGGGGCGAGTTCATTCTCGGTGCCAAATGCTCGTACGCCTTCATACTCGTCGGGGAGCAGAGTGTCATCAAGGGGCAGGTGGGGGATAACAAAGGACCGGATCTTCCTCTTCCCGGTTTCGTTCTGCGCCCCAGGAGACCCGGGGGGTTTAGAGGTGATCAGGTTGAGGACACCGTTTTTTTCCTCAATCATGATAGTGCGGGTCCGCACGCCCTTAATGGGCATGAGGTTCATCGCACCAATTTTCCCGTAGTTGTTGGGGATGATGTTGATGGCGTCCGTCAGGGACGCCATGGAAAATGCGTCATTTTCCCAGGGGTTCAGAACAGACATTAAGATTCCTCCCTTACGATAATTCCGAGGGTTTTCAGGGTCGCGAGTGCCGTGGCGATTTCGGCGGCCTCGATGTCAGCAGGCCACACAAGGTTGCTGGTCGTGATGATCGCATCGCGAGCGATAATCACGCCGCGGACATCGGCCGTGGATGCGTCGTAATTGGCAATAGCGATACCGGCGGCAGTCTCCGTGCCATCAGATCCGTCTTGATTAAAGGCGGCATGTTTGCCGCTTGCAGTCACCCTACCAACGACCTGGGCGAGCTTAACCGCTGTGCCTGTCAGGGTTACCTCTTCGCGGGAGTACCCACGCTCCTGCTCCCAGACCAAGAAATCCTTGAGGTTGTTCGGTTCAACAAAAGCTGCCATTTACGCCTCCGCCCTTTTTTTTGCATCAGCAACGAGGGGATTTTCACCTCCGTTGCTCATGGGGTTAACGGTTGAAAAGATTTCTGCCGCATCGGATTTGTCGGCCTGGGCGTCCAGGATCTTCGCCCCGGCCTCCTCGGGAGTGAGCGCCAGCATTTCGGCCGTGAACTTGGCGCTGGTGACGCCCGCGAGCTGGCATTTTTCCATGACCAGCCTGGTGTTCTTCAACGTATCGGTCTTGCCTTGTTCTACGCCTGCCGCCGTTGCCTCTTTCCTGATTTTTGCCACGTCGACTTCGTCGGCACCCTTAACAGCTGCGGGGACATAGCCCATGGCCGCCATGGCTGTCTTGATTTCGGTTTCATCTTTGCCGGCAACAAGTGCCTGCAACTCTGCGCTGAATCCCATGGATCCTCCGTTTGTCGGTTTGTATTTTGCCTGTAATTCGCTAATTAAACCCTCAAGGCTTCCGACCCGGTCAGCCATGCCGGCGTCGATTGCTGTTTGGGCGATAAACATGCCGCCCTGCCCAAAATCGGTTTTTACTTTTTCATTTGTGACCCCCCTATATTTAGCCACCTGTGAAATAAATATATCTGCCAGGGCGTCGGCCCTCGACAGGACCTCTGCTCGCCCGTCCGCTGTGCTCGGGTTAAGCCGTTTTTTTGGACTGGACGTAGACACGATCTCGATTTCCTTGTCGTCGGCGGCGCGGAAGCCAAACACAACACCGATAGAACCGAGTTCCGCCGTGACATCCACAACGATTTCGTCCGTAGCCGACGCGATCCAGTAGGCAGCGGATGCCGCCATACCGCCGACGTAGGCGACCACTGGGGTTTTTAATGCCCTGATAATCTCCGCCAGCTCATTGATGCCCGCCACCTCGCCGCCATGGGAGCCAATGTCCAGGATAATCGCATTGACACTGGGGCTTTGGTCTGCTGCCGTTATGTCGATGGCGAGGTCTTCGGTTGCGGTGCCGCCGGTGATATAGTTGTAGAAGGAGTCGTACCTGACGATCGTGCCAGAAATTGAGACAACCGCCACGTTGCCACGAAGCGTGGCGGTCCACGTTCGTTCCAGGCGTTGCGCCCTCTTCGCTGCCAGCATTTCGGGCGTTGGAACAACCCCCTCCATGGCCCGCAAGGCCCCCTCTGACATCAGCCATGGCCTGTCAAGTACGTTAATTTTCATCGCTCCCTCCTGTCTCGGGCTGTAAGACTCCCGTTGCCGCCGTTTTGCGGGGATCGGTATCAAAAATCAGTTCGAGCTTATCGATTGTTGAGAGTTCCTCAGCCCATTCACCGAATATAGATTCGACGTCAAGGCCACGGTCCGCCAAGGCCATCCCATATGTTTTAAGCCCGGCCCGCATCTCCCTGATTTCGCCCTTCATGTCTTTTTCGGGGTCAATCCATTTCCACGGCTGCGGCTGCCAGTGGATACCTCGCCAATATCGGCGCTTGTTTTGTAAGTAGTCAGGGGCGGATAGTTTACCGGCCACGACTGCGGTCGTGAGCCACCGTTGAATGACCGGCCGGCAGAATTGAAAAATCAGGGTTTTATTCTGCAGCTGTACAACCCTCCGGCGGAACTCAAGGAGGCCTGCCCGGATAGAGGAATAATTGACATCGGAGAGATCGCCGGTGAGTTGGTCGTAGGTGATCCCCATGCCCGTGGACACGTCCATAAGTTGCTGTTTCATCCAGGCCACATAGTTGCCGCTGACGTCATGAGGCTGCGAAAACGCCACGGTCTGGCCAGGGGTCAGCACCGGAAACGTGCCGGGCTCCAGGCCTACAACGTCAATCCCATTATCCGTCCCCTGACTCAATCCCAACGGGTTTGGGTCATTTGGGTCGTATTCGGCTATTTGCGTGATAAACCCGCCGAACATGGCTGTTGTTTTTCGGCGGACAAGTTCAGCGTCGACGCATTGGTCGATCTCATGGAGCTTGGTGAGTATCGACGCCATACCCGGCAACCCTCTCTGTTGTCCGGGTCTCAGCGGGTCAAATACATGACAGATATTTTTAGCGAGGATCCTCGTCCGTTCCGCCGAATTGTCGTTCATAAAATACTCGCCGGGGTGGTCTTTATGCAGCCAGTACGCCACGCGCTGACCGATCCGGTTAAACTCGATGCCCATCCGGATCTTATTGCCGTTTGAAAGGGTCGTGCTGTATGCGACGTCGAGGTGGTCAGCCTCAAGGAGTTGGACCTGAAACGGTACGGCCAGATCAGCATAGGAGTTGCGGGGGCGGAAAAGGGCCAGGGCTTCGCCGTCAGAGAACAGGGCGTTTGACGCGACCGCTTGGAGTCCGTAAAAATCGGCGTTGCCATCGAAATCCATCTCAGGGACTGAATCAAGCCACAGTTCTTGGATCTGCTCTTTTAATTCGGGGTTGCCTTTGATTTGGAATCGGGGAGTGATCCCGGACCCCACCATATTGCTGGTGAATGTCCCTTGGCCGCCCTTCGCGAGTGGATTGTTCCGGATCGCTTGCCGGGACCGGCCCCGGAGAGATGACAGGGAGTTCCCGACCGCTGTGTTTGGGCCGATCGTCGGAGCCATAAAAGACGACATCCGAGGCGACTGGCTCGCGCCCTCGAAAGCTCCGCTCATGGCGTACGGTTTCCCTGTCTTGTCAACTATCATCACAGCCCCTTGCTTGTTACTGTCCGGAAGAAGCGCCGCTTGCCGGCCGCCGCGTTGAGCTCCGCTTGGATCTCCGCCCTCAGTAATTTCAAATCCTTCAGCCCTGTGGTGTCATATTCAATTGTTTTGCCGCTGGAGAGCATGACCCGAACCACCCGTTTCCCTGTCGCCAGGGCGATGACAGCCGCTTGGACCGCGCTTAAATCGTCTTGTGTGTATGCCATTGCTAACTCATCCATTTACTGCGGATTACCTGTCGTTGCCGCTGCTTTGGCTGTTGCGGCTCCGGTGTGGCCTTGCCTTGGAGCTGCTCTTTCAGTCGGTCAAAATCAATCCTGTTTACCCCGGCCCTGAGTGCTGCGTGATAACAGTAGACCTCGCAGTCTATCGCCTCGTTTCGTTCCCGGGTTTTGACCCATTCTCTCTTGGGGAAGCCCTTATTAAATTTAGTGATCAGCTTCTCAGCTGTGAGCTGCTGAAAATATTCATCCGAGGTGCCGATCGGAAAATGGTAGTAACCCGGTTGCGTTTCTTTTGAGGGGTCAAGCTCGTTATTCAGGCGGCTGTAAATAATACCCTTCGCTGCGTCCGTTCCGACTGCCCAGAGCTGCACCCCTCTTTCTATTTTCCGGCCCTTATAATCCACGTCCTGCAAAGTTGGCGGGTTTACAATGGGCTTATTTTTGGTGCTTGCGCCCTTTACAGCGACCACACCCTGCGCCGCTCTTTTCCGGCAATACCTTTTAACTGCCTCGTCCTTGTGTCCCCCGGTATCGATAGACATAGAGACTATCTTGAGATCTGCGCCTGAATCATGCCGGAAATCATGATTCAGGACCTCGTCAAGCTGGTCCCACACCTCATCCTGATCTGGGTCCCCGTAAAGCTCGTTGTGATAGATCTTCCAATTCTCTTCATCTTTCCCCCAGGCCCGAACCACGACGGCAAGGCGGTTATCCTGGGTATCGACTCCGGCGGTGATCAGCATGCCGCCGAAGGGGACTGTCATGATCTTGTATGGCTCGCACCTTGCTGCGAGAGTTGTCCATTCGGGGCGGTTGCCGGCTTCTTCAAAAGACTCTGCTTTCCGGGTGTTAACCCAGACCTTCATGGGGAGATGGTTGCCCTTCCTCATGGCATGGGCCGCCTTTATAAACTCCTCCATGATCTGGGTCCATGAGAGCCAGCCAAGGGGAGAGTAGAGGGAGTTGACTTTAAACCCCCTCTTTTTCCGGTCGGGGTACCGGTGAACGTATATCCCCTTAAGCATCATTTCGCCCTTTTGATATTCCTCGATCCGGCAGTGGCAATGCTTACAAACATACCAAACATCTGTAACCTCATTAGCTTCGTTGCGCTCAAATTTGATTCCGTAATTAGTATCTTTCCCGCCAAATTCAAGGAACTGGTGTTTCTCACAATGAGGACATGGTACGTTGAATTCTCCTTGGCTTGATTCCTCATACTCGCCATCTATAAATGAAGCACCTTTCACTGTCGGTGTGCTATTTATATAGATTTTTTTCTTACTACCGAAAGCGTCTGTCCTCTTCTTCAAAAGATCGCCCGGTGCACCCTCGTTTCCGGCTTCCTGTGTAAACCCGTCGTAGTCATCGAGTATTAGAAATTTGATAGAATCTGACCTAGCCGAAACCGGAGAATTGCAGCCGGTGAAGGACCAGCTCCCGCCGGGAAACTCTTTCAGGAGAAGAGTGTTTCCTCCTTCTCTTGATTTGCTCTCCGCGATAACCCCTCTTAGGCAAGGCATTGCGGCTACGCTGGGAGCTATTTTCTTTTTCGAGTGCTTTATAGCCATGTCATCGGTCGGCATTGCCATCATCGCCGGGCCGGGATACCTGTGGGCAATCCCAAAAAGAAAGTTGTTCGCTACCTCAGTGAAACCCATCTGTGTTGGTTTTATCGCCACGACTTCTTGAGTCGGCGACTGGGGGCTCAGCTCCCTTAGTATCTCCTCGACATAAGGCGTTCGGGCGGTCCGATACCGCCCAGGCTCGACGCTACTCTCACTCGGGAGCCGCCGGTGTTCGTTTGCCCACTCGACATAATCAATATACGGGTCAGGCCGAAGTCCTCGGTTAAATGCGCTTATATATACAGATTTCGTTTTATCGCTCCGCATTTTTCCCTTTGACACATCATGACAATGTCAATATAATGATTATTAAGGTTACCATATCTATTCACCCCGGCCCCGTAAGGCCACCATGAAAAAGGGCATCCAATGACACGACCCGGCACCACCATACAGCTACAAGCGTCAATCCCCAAAGAGCTCATGGCTGAGCTTAAAACAGAGGCTACACGGCAAGGGAGGTCTCTATCCAACCTCGTCGCCTTCCTCCTCGCCAAGGCCGTAGCTAAGGAGGGAAAATAAATGATACTTTCAGCGGTATCCATCAAAGAACCCTGGGCCTCTATGATCGCGCGGGGTGAGAAGACCATCGAACTCCGAACATGGAGGACTAAACACCGGGGCAAAATCGTCTTATGCGCCTCCAAAAAGCCAGAGGGAGGGTGCGCCGGAAACGCCTTCGCCATCGCGGACATTGCCGACGTCCGCCCCATGCGAGAAGCAGATCGCGAGAAATCCGGCGTAGATTTCTGCGAGGGGCTATACTCGTGGATTCTCAAAAACATTGAGCTCATCGAGCCGTTTCCGGTGAGCGGGAAGCCTGGCCTTTATAAGGTCACTATGCCCATACCGTCTATTAAAGAGCGTTGTTAATAAGGGCGTTTGCCCCCTCCTTCTCCATCGGGACGCCGGCATACTGGAACACCGCGCCGGGGCGGCACACTTTATTCGGGTTGTACTTTGCAGTAACACCTTTCCGGGTCTTCTGGATGAGGCCAGGCTTCTTGGTTAGCTTCCAGAATCTCGACTTATCGAATGCCCGAATTAGCGATGGGTGAGCCGGGTATGTCCGTAACCGGTACCCTTCCGCCATGTAAGCTGACCCAAGGGCATCGACCAGCCGAAACGCTATCCCGAGCCCTTGCCAATCAGGTAAAGTTACGAGCCGAGAAATTCCCTTGATGTCGTTGACCCTATTATTTGGCCGGTGAAGCACCGCCGCGAATGCCGCAGGATGCCCGTCCACGTAGAGAGCGAAACACCTTGCCGCCTTATTTAGGGACGCGCTCATATAATGATATGGTGCGAATACCCGCCACATCTCATAACCGACCCGCTTAATTTCCCCCTTAAGCTCGGGCCGCCGAAGTGACCCCCTCGTCGCGGTGAATTTCATCGCGGCCGGCTCAAAAACCCAGTCAGGCTGGAGCCAATCAATCACATCGTAATGGCAGGTAATGGCAACGAACTGTTTTTTATGCTTTCTGACGTATTTCTGAACCGCATGGCTCCCGATCTGTGCGACCTGCCGGTCGACGACAGATGTGAATTCATCGACGACAATCGGGCTCTGGTGTTCGAGGAGCCTCCGGGCCATCTCCACCCTAAATTTTTCACCATTTGATAGTACGCTATGCGGCCGCAACCACGCCGGTATAGTATTAAACCCTACCGATTGGCAGGCCTGCGTGATCTGCTCCATATTGAAAATGGCAGGAAAATCGTCAACCACAGCTCCACCGCCCCAAGAAAGCTGCGGCTCGTAATTGTCCGCGAAAAGGTCCTTCCCGATAACTGATTTCCCGCAACCTGACGGCCCCACGATTAAGCCAACATTCCAGTCGCCCTTATCGATAGGGAGGTCGCCGCACCACTCTATCCGGCTCTTCTCCTCTGGTGGGACGTCGAACATCGCTTCGAGCTGCCTACAGCGGGTTGACCGGGGCACATCATTTTCAATTACAATATTAATGGCCGGCATTTTAACCCCCTCTCGTCAAGTTCCTCTAGGAGCTCGCCCTGGTGTGCCTCGCCGTCGCAAGCAATAACAATCTGGTATTCGAATTCTTCAAGTTGGTTGGTCTCGGCCACCCCCGTCTCACCGGCACCACCCACAATCCCCTCCTCGACACAAAGAAGCTCCTCGATCTCCTCCATAGAAAAGCCCGTTAACTCCAGGTCAAAATCAAAAGCCTGTAAATCCCCCATTTCGACCGAGAGCAACTCATCGTCCCACTCTGCGAGTTCGCCAGTCTTATTGTCCGCGATTCGGTATGCTTTAACCTGTGCAGGAGACAATCCATCTGCAACATGCACCGGCACCGTCGCCAAACCAAGCTTCAACGCGGCCTTAAGCCTTGTGTGCCCGGCAATTATCACCCTATCGGAATCAACCACAATCGGTTGCCGCCACTTAAATTCACTGATCGAGGCTGCGGCCTTATCAACAGCTGCGTCATTAACCCGTGGGTTCCCGGGGTAAGGGAAAATGCTATCAGTGCCAGCCCATTCAATGTTCATGTGGACAATTCCTCTAACTCTGTGAGAAGCGCAGTTTTTAAGATATCTCCAATTACGTGCGGGTCTTCAATCACCGCTAACTGCGGCGCCACTCTATCGGCAACTCTCAATATACCGTCCCTCACTACTCGCGCCTTGGCGAAGGCGTCACGCTCGACCCGCTCACTCGCCACTAGTTTTTTGGATTTCTCTTCAAGCTCAAGTTTTAAGAGCGCCGCTCTAAACCTTGCCTGCCAAGTCTGCGCCTGACTAAGCGTTAATTCTTGTGTATTCCCCTTCGCGGCTACACTTCTATGCTGTGTCGTACCCCCATCATCTTCCTGGTTTCGTTTTCCTGTTTCGGTTCCTGTTTCGCTTTGTTTCGCTTTAGGCGTTTTTTTGTTAACATATGAGACGTTGTTTTTGAGGTCGACCAAGGCTTTTTCCGGGTGGATGAGCTTTCGCTTGCCCTCCGTTTTCAAAGAACTTTTCGATATTTTCCCCTGCTTGATGAGACGTCGAACATATTGCGGGGTTTTGTCGATTTGCTTGGCGAATTCAACAACCCCTATATGCGCGCTTTTTGCCATCCCTCACCCCTCAAACGAAACAACTTTTTGGGGCCTGTAACTGGAGAGAAATCGAGCCTTGCCTACCCGTATGGGTAAAAAATACCCAGAAGGACCCGTTTTTTCATAGAAAGGGCTGAGGGCCCCTATCGACGCGGGTTTCGACGGTTTGATGCCCATTTTCTACCCAAAGCCCGAGATTCATTACCGAATCCGATTCTCCTTGGCACGCATTTTGCTTTAACCGTTCCCCCCGAGACACACTTGAACTCCCCCACATCCACCGAGAGCCTGCGTTTCGACTGGTCTTCGCCAAACACAAATCCACGCGCCAAGAACTCATTTGGAGCAGCGGCGCGTGATATCTTGAGTTTACGCATCGCCTTAACCGCACGCCACATAGCCTCCTTGGTCGCCTCACCTAATCCCTCTCAATGTTCGCCAACATCCGCAACCAAGTTACGTTTACATCGTGGGCACGATCTCATGAATCGTCGTCCTCCAGCCTTGTCACTCGGCGATCCAACCCCTCGACATCCTTCTCAACGGCGACGAACCGGCTACCGGTTGCTATGCGCATATCTGTGAGTTGGTTGTTGAGTCGCTGGACTTGCTCGGTGAGTTGCTGGATTGGGAGGGAGACGGACGAGAGGCTGTGCTGTATGAGCCAGGAGTTGAGAGCAAGAATGATCGTGAGAACCGCGATGAATATCTTGTTGTTCAAGTTAACCTCTCGTCCGTCTTGGAGTTGGCGGCCCGGGCAAGGAGGAGGCCCGAGCCGCCCAGGAGTGTTACCATACACACAGATCGTTACACAACATTAACGTATGGTCAACAGTTTTTTGGTTGTTGTGTCAGATTAATTTATACGCATGCCTTGGCAACGATCCGTTAAAACAGTTTAAGTTGACGCTCATCCCTACTGTCTTCCCCTGCGAACCGACGCTCAAGGTCATGGACTGTTGTGCGATTCTTAAACCCCCGATTACGCTCCGACACATTGCCGTCCATTTTGAGCATCCGCTCCCAGAGACCCGGGAAATGGGCCCTTAGATTTCTCAGCTCGCTCAATCTCTGGAGGGGGCAACAAAAACAGGATACCCGGTCGAATAAGTCGTAAAGCCCTCCCCACTCAAATCCCTTGCCCTTACAATAGGCGAGCGCCTGGGCTTCGGTGATACCCCATTCAACAAGCGGAAACCTGTGCTTCTTTTCCTGGAGTTCTTTTGACGGGTTTTCGTGTCGCTTTGTCTCGTCCGCCGCGTAGCCGATGCACTGGACGGCGTTAGGTATTTTCCGGGCGTATTTGTTGATTTCATCAACTTTTTGCCTAGTGCACCACCGCCGTACTGGCGATGGCCAACCACTGCCGATCCGATGCACCTGACCCTTGTTCGGCCCCTTTCGTGCGATAGCGGGATGCTCGAACATCCAGTAATCAAACGACCTCTCAGGGACCAGCCTCACAACAGGCACGTCCACCGTGGCCTCCAGTTGATCCAAATGGTCGTGCATCGCCGGGAACTCCCACCCAGTATCAAAAAACACCGCTGAATGGATCCTCTCACCCCGCTCCAACATCATGAGAAGCATGGCGGTGGAGTCTTTGCCGCCAGACAGTGAAACAATCTGATTTGTCATGGCACCCCCTGCCCAAACCGCTCTTCATGATACCGCTCAAGTCGCCGCTTTTCTTCAGCTGCTCCTCGTGCACCCTCGGCCGAAACAGCCGCCGATGACCGGCGGCCACCGTTGCCGTCAAACTCACGGCAGGCGCTCTTTTGAAAGACCGCGACATCGGCGTCGAGTTTCGATATCTTCTCCTCAACCTCTTCTTTTGTGAGGTGCCCATACTGCCGGTGCGTTTCTTCGTGTGAATCTCGGTCCGCGTTCTCGTCCCGCTGTTCCCGGGTAAGGAGTTTTTCTTTAGGAGCCTTGCGGTGAGCTTCGGTGGCCCGTTCTACAGCGTCCTCCTTGCTGTTGGCGGTAAAAAAGTTGGTTTGGTTGATACTGAACTTGTACTTCCAGAGATTGCCGAAGTTCCTGAGGAGGCCTACGTCCGAAAGGGTTTCTTCAGAAACGGGCTCTGCGGGTTTGCTGATTTTAGCCAAATCACGCACCCCCCAATCGTTTTGTCATCCCGCCAATCAACCCCTTCACCTGATCCGACCCCGCAATCGCCTTAACCTCCTCCACCCGCCGATGCGCCCGATACATCCCGACAAAGTTGCGCAAAAACCAATCCCGCTGGGCCTCCATGGTTGCGCAAATGGATTTCCATCCCATTTTTGCCACGATCTGGGCCGTGACGGGATCGCCATATCTCGGGGTGCCGTAGACCCCAACCCTGCGTATTGAGTCCCATACGATGAGCGCCTGAGTCATAGCTTTATCCTCGATTGTGCCCTCGATGGCGTCGACAAAGTCGGCGATGGTCGGCATGGTGGTGTACTTTCGTGTGCGGACGATGTGGTAGGCGGCCGCCTCGATTTGGTGGACGGTGTATTGGGCGAGAGCCCGGGACATAAATCCAATCGTTGTGCTCGTGACTTGCGCGCTGTAATTCTGCGCCACGGCTATCATGACCGACGCAAATTGCGGTTCGTTATCTTGGCCCATCGTCGTCGCTCCTCCTCAAAAATTCCTCGGCGGCGGCTTTGTTCGCCTGCAAGAGTGCGTCACCCTGGAGCCTTCCGCCCCTGTTTCCTGGATTCGTACCCGCCTTAGCGATCACAGGTGGCGGCTCGTCCTCCCATCGCCTCCCTGTGAGCCACCCTTGCGCCATCTTCGGGGTGCCCCCGTTGTTGAGCTTGGCTTGCCTGCCCTGGGCTTCAAGGCGGCTTGCTGTTAAAATCTGAGCGACGGTAGAGTCTCGGAGTTCCGGTATCGCGAGCCAGGAGTCGGCTGCCGATGCTTTTCCGTGCTTGTAGTCGAAGGCATCCCAGAACTGTTCGAATGTTTCGAGTCGCTTCCCCGTGAGCTTCTTTTTCTTGGCTGTCAGGTAAAATGGCTCCTCGGGTGGTTCAGGCTGCCCGTCGTCCGACTCGTCGGACAAAGTCTTTTCTTTCAGGGATCCGGAATCAGGAATCAGGGATAAGGGATCAGGGATCAGCCGGGCTCGGTTAGGCCTTGGTTCGACCTGGGTCTGTCCTTGGTCGTGCCTTGGTCTGTCCTTGGTCGTGCCTTGGTCAGAAATTTCCTGCCCCGGGCCTGTCCTTTCCCCTTCCGGGCCGGTCCTCATCTCGACATCGTCAGGGTGCGGCGGGATCGCAGACGGTTTTTCGCGTCTGTGGGGGTTCTGGTGTGCTCGAAATCCAGGGATCCAAACATATTCCCCGCCGGTGGTCGAGTAGCGGCGGATAAGCTTTGTCTTGTCGAGCTCAGACATTAGCGCGTCGCAATCGACAGGATCAGCCGGAAAAATTTGAATTTTTATCTTCTTTGGCCGGTCCTCCAGGTAACCGGCCCGGTCAGCCAAACACCACAACCCGATGAATAAAACGCGTGCCGGGAACGAGCATTCGACCAGCTCCTCATTGCAAAAAAAACCTGGCTTTATATTTCGTGATCGCATTGACTCATCCTTCTCGCCCCATGCACCCACACGTCGGCCCAATAATTTTGACAACCACAGTCCCGTCCTCTTCCTGCCACCTGTACCACTCCACCTCTGCGCCGCATTGCCCACAGACCACGCGGCACGGGATCGGGATTTCTACCTCAATGAGGACAGTTTTCCCGTTTACCTCGATTTCTACCTCACGGATTGTGGTTAATTCAGTGTTGCCGGGATGAGTATTCCCACCATCTTTTTTTGTAGCCATTAACCACCTCTCTCCAATCGTACCCGTGGATTTTCCAGAAAGTTTCCCGGCCCATGCCGGGAGCGTGCCGCAAGGCATGGCACTCAGGGCAGAGCGGTGCAGCCTCATCATCTGGGCCTTTAAGGGCCGTCCCTTTGCCGCTGAGTGTCTCGTGGTGGTGCATGGCCTTTGCCCCGCAAAGATGACACGGAAGTGAGCGGAACCACTTGCAGCACCTTTTGGACCGGTAGGTATGGGGCTTGGGGTAGGCAAAGCCGGTCCAATCGACAAGTTGCTTACCCATATCCCCTCCTGTGCAATTCCTGTTTAAGTTCGCGTTTCGAAACCCCAAGCCACCCGGCATGGAGCCCCAAGGCACCATCCATAAACTTGTTCATCTCCAGATGTTTCAAATTTTCAAAAGCGATAGACCGGGTTTGAATAACCACCTTTTCACCGATCACTGCAATTTTGTCAGGGTCATAAAACCGAAGCCCCACCCGGGTGTGCCAATCCACAGCCTCCTTGCTGTTAAGTTTCGGATCGGGGGAGTTTTCGGCCACGATGTTGCAGGATGCCCAATACATTCTGAGTTGCCGAAGGCTCCTGGCGTCCCGGATCTCTGTGAGCTTCCCCCGAATAACTTGGTTGGCCTTGTGGGCCGTAGCCGCCTTATCCTGCTCCGCCAGGGTGGCGGGGGCGTAGATGCCGTTTTTGTATTGGAGGGCGATTTCGATCATGGCCGAATTCTCTCAATGAGCTGGGCGAGGTCGTGGCAAAACTCTTCGACTGCCTCTTCTTGCAATGCGATATAAGAGTAGTCAGGTTCCACAGACAAAATAAAAGACTTGAGGCCAGGGCAGTACGACATGAAGTGCCACGCGTCGTATCCGGTAACCATAAGAGAGCCCTGCACTTGAGGAATATAATCGTTGGGGAGGCGGTTTTCTTCGATGTATTTCACGGACGCTGACAATTCAGGGCATTTGATCTCAAGCCCCTCCATCTTCCCTAAAATCAATCCGTCGGGGCTGCATAGATACAATTTACGGGCGTCCCTGTAGCATAGCGCGGGGGTCTCTACCTCGACGCCAGCCCTGAAGGCGAAGAACGAGCGCGCTTGCGGCTCCAGCTCGTGGCCACGCCTCATCGCCTTGCCGTAAAACGTGTCATCCTTGCGGCCTGTGACTCGCTCGCCCGCCAATTTGTACATGTAGCCGTTCCGTACGGACGCACTTGGCTTTTTACCCGTGGCTGTTAAAATCTTGGCGAAAGAGGAGGCTGACGGGACGCCCATTTTTGCCTCTTCCCACTCGGCGGTGCTTTGCTTAAATAAATTCTCAACAATCACTGTGCACCTCTTGCGGATATAAGATCTGCTTTTGCTTGCTGAAACCATGCCACCGGAATCTCTTCGTAGGATGAGACTTTGAGATGAGCGAGAAATCTGGTTTTGCCGTCACCCGGAAGGGCGTCCGCGAGATCCAGAATTTCAGAAAGTTGTTTTCCGGTGATGAACTGGGGTTTTTGGGGTTCGGGGGCAGAGGCCTTGCCGTCATTGTCAGCGCCTTCTGCGGCGACACCTGTAATGGCGAATCCCGTATAGCGCTTGAGATATGAGTCAGAGGATCCGATACTCTGAATGCAATTTTTACCCCCGCTGTCATCATAGGGGCCGGACAGGGTCGTCGACTCTCTATGCCCCATGCTATGGGATAGCCATGCGGTTACCCATAGGGTGTTCCCCTCTTGCCTCTGCGTAAATGTTAAAACCAGCCCACATTCAGAAAGGGCTTGCCCAAGAATCTTTAACGACCTGGCGAGGTCTGGGTGGTCATACTCGGTGAGTTTTCCCAACTTATTTTTATAGCTAACGTGCTCTGTCTTGCTGATCGTAAAATCCATGGATTTAAACTTTGAGAGGGCCGCAAAATAAGCCTTTCTTGCCTCGTTGGCCTCCCATCGCTCCTGAAGCGCCATCATCTTCTCGACCTTTTCAAGGTCGACACCCTGCTGGATCAGGGTGCTCATCATTTCGAACGGGGAAAGCTCGCGGACTTGCTGAGTATTTGCAGGCACCGGGGTTTTAACCCGGCTCACCTCAACTGCGGTTGTTTCGATCGGTTCAGTCATGTTGTTCTCCTGTGGTTCTAAATATCGTTCTTGAGGTATATTGAGATATCCCGAATCTGAATAGCCACAGACTCAAAATCAGAGGCAGAATATGCGGGGCTTTCGTTAACAGCGGCTCGGCACAAATTACCAGCCGTCATCCCATCACGCTCTGTTTTGAGTGCTTCCATATCGGCCACAAGCGCATACATCACGGCGAGTTGCCTTATTTCACCTTCTGTCATTTTCCCGCCTCCTTAATAATCTCTGGTGCCTGAATCGGCTCAGCCCAGGCATACATATTTTTATCGCGATCCATGTACGGCCTCTCCCCGCCGAAATAAAACGGGATGACCCAGACATGGGACTCCATGATGTCGTTTTGATTTTCCCTCGCCCGGCAGTATGTCCCGGCACCGCACTCCAGGCTTTGGGAGAGCCACGAGGGGGCTCCGGGGTGGATGATGTTTTTTGAGTGCCTGATATGCGGGGCCATTAGTAATCGATCCTGACATGAGGCACATGTCCCTTGATAACGCAGACCACAAACGCCTGCGCAGCCGCCTGGGTGGCACCACATTCCTGCAGGGCATAAACAACCCCGTTGTTTACCTTTTTCCGGTGTTGCCTGTCGGCCTCCCGCCTGGTTTTCCCCTCAGCCTCGGTTTTTTCCTTGGCAATCCGCTCAGCCTTCTCGCGCTCCAGCTTCTCTTTCTGTTGCCGGAGCTCGTGCTCCCGGGCCCGGGTCTCGGCCTCAATAATCGCTGCGTCCCAATCTCTGAGGTATTGGGCGAGCCTGCGTTTTCGGTCCTCCTCGTTTTTCACAGCCTGTACCTCGGCCCGTCTTACGGCTTCGGCGACCGCCTTTTCTGTGGCGATAAGCGCCTCGCCTGCCATACCGGCACCCACGTTTTGACGCTCCCCTCCTGATTCCGCCAGGCTCGTTTCTGGGCTCATGGCTTTATCCTCCTGTTTTTATTATGGTTTATTTAGATTGTGCCTTGCTTTAGTGTAGCAAGAGCAGGAAATCGTAAAGAAAACATGGTTTTATGTGTCTCAGACGCACCGTCCACCCTTGACAGTCTGTCACGGGCGGGTTATATTATATCCAGATCATTGAGACCAACACCGAATATTTCAGCCAAACGATTGGCATCGGAGATGGAGACGCGGCGCTGCTTACTGTTGTATCGGGATACGGCGCTCCCGCATTTCGGGGGATCCAACATGGCACCCAGGGACCCATTGCTGAGGCCGTCTCGGTTCATTAGCTCTCGCAATGTCAGCTTTTTGAGTTGTTTTTCCATGACCATCCTTTTGAGATATTCGGTTTTGCCAAAATTTGGCATACCATTGACTGATTGTCAATGATAAAAATTCATTGGGTACCGGAGGGGGGCGAATAAATGCTTAATATTATTGAGGAACTTACTCTAAAAGAAATTGGCGACCGGATCAAACACATCCGCGAGACGCGCAGGATGACCATGACAGAGCTGGGCTTATCTCTTGGTCGGTCGACAAATAATGCAGCGGGCAGTCTGGTTAAAAATATTGAGGGTGGGACCAGAAAGACGCTCCAAGAGACTGAAGTCGAAGAGATCATTGAGCTTTTAAAAATATCCAAAGAGGATTTTATCGCCGCTATCCCTCTAAATAAGGCTCAGCACACCGATATCCACCCGCTGTATACGGCGGTTCCAGGCATCGAAGAATTTGTCGATGCCCTGGGCCTCGCCCAGAGGATGGAGGACAAGGCGATGGAAAAAATGGTCCTCGGCCATATTAAAAACCAGATCGAAAAAGCGATTTCCGAATAAATTCAATTCATTAAATTCGTATACAAAAAAGCCCCGCTAAAATTTAGCGGGGCTTTTTTTTATCCTATAATTTCAGCACTTTAAGTTGACGCGGTCAAATTAACATATTTTAACCATTGACTGATCGTCAAAGGCGTGGCACCCTTGGTCATAAGTCGAGGGCACCACGAATCACCAGAGTATCCCACCCGCCACACCTCCTGCCCTCGACCAACCTATAACCAGGAGGCATGCCATGAGCACATCGCAGCGCGTTTACGATATCACCCTCCCGTCCCTCTATCTCGCCGATTACAAAGCGGCTATCCGCTCGATGTTGCACAGCCACCGGGCTCTTAATATTTGCGGGTGCCCCGTGTTTATTAATCCCGCCAACGGCACCGCCGTCCTGATCCCAACGAGCCGAACCCACGTGGTCGGTTGCGAATGCCTATACCAAAAAGTGAGGGGATGACTATGGACTCAATCACCTGCATCTGTGGGCGCGATATAACGCCCCGAATAAACGTCGATGAAACCCCCGTGGATGGCGTGCGTGTAATCGAAAAGGCGGTTTGTCTCGATAGTGAGCCCGAGCGGGTGATTACCCACGTTGCGTGTGGCTGTGGGCTCGTCCACGAAATCAGTGGTTATGTCTCCATCATCATTACCCGCGACCGCATTGTGGGACAACAACGACCCAAAGCCAAAGGAGGTGGCGATGATCGAAAAGTCTCTTGCGATTACAAAGCCTATGCACCCTGACATCAGGGCCCCCACAGCAATTTGAGCCAAACGGATGGTTCCAGGCGGGCCGGGTGTCAGGTCTCGACCCGCCAAACGAAAAACTGAGGATAAAATGGCAGCAAAGAAAATAAACAGGATTGATACCCCCGCAAACCTCACGGCAGTCAGGGAGTTTGTGCCGGACGCAGCGACAGTACGCGATGGAGTACGGACGTTGGCCCTCGGTGGACGGGCCGCTTACACTATCACGAGGATTATCAATACTTACGGTGGCGCTGTTACTGACGCTCAAATCGGGGAGTACCTTACGAGTATAGGTATCCGGCGAAAAGCCACACTCAAGCGCGATTATGATAAAAATTGCTCATGTTGCGGCATCAGGGAAAGATCGGGCTACTTTCTTTGCACGAAATGTCGAACCGAAAACCCCGAAGAAAAGGGCCCCGTGATGCACAGCATCCAATCATGAAAAAACCCACCACCAGAGAAGCCGCACACCTCGCCGAGGCCGAGCGCTGGAACTGCACAGCGGAGACCGGTCGTAGGTCCCAGAAGCATTGTCAGTATTGCTCAATTTGGGGCGGTGATTGGCCGGTATGTACGGGGTGCCCTTTTGGGCCGGGATGCAAATTGTTTTATCGGTGGTGCGGGGCAGGACCAGCGGAAAAGCACGAAATTGCGATTGAACTTACTCAAATAGCTTGCGACGCAAAATAAGAAAATAACGATCGGCAAAGATTTGGGGACCATAGCCCAAAAAGGAGAGAATCATGAGTGGCTGGAATGATGTAGACTATGAACGTGTGGATGCATGGTTAAGCCTTGAAAAGAATAAACACGTAAAGGATGCAGTTGATGAAGGGCGTTTAGAGGTCATAGATAATAAGAAATGTTTTAAGATGGACTGTAGTTTAGGAAGCCGTACATGCAAGGAATGCAAGTATAATTATTTCGTAAGGGAAGGTTTTGTAGGTTGCGGTTTCACATCATCAGCGCTTGCAGAGGAATCAAGGGGAATCGCCGAGGCAAACCGACAAAGAGACCGTGAAAGACACCGAATAGGGAATGAAAGTGCGTGGGGTGGAGGTGAAAATTCGTCTTCTGGTTCTGTTCGCTTACACCGTTATCCGAGCATGGGTGATGCGCGACGCGCCCTTTTTCCCGTAACCTCAGGTGGCTAAGTATCTATAAGTAAACTCAACTTGATCAACGACCATATTGCCTGGGTGGGTGAACGTGGTCGCGGAGAGAAAGGCTTTGCCCGCCTATTGAACTTACTCAAATAGCTTGCGACGCAAGACAAGGAGACGACGCCATGCCCACCAACGAACTGATAGCCCTTAGCTACACATGCAAAAAATGCCAAACTACTGTCAATTTTACCACCAACCCGGTCGGCGCAGGAGCTTGGATGATGGGCGCACCCGCAATGCAATGTCTCAAGGGGCTCAACATTAAAGCGCGAGAGATGGTCGCGAGCCTCAAATGTGCGAAGTGCATGAGGCATGCGCAGGATCTTTTCGAAACGGTTTAGCAACCAAGTAAGGAGATGCCGTGAACCCAACACTCTTAAATCCAATCGCAATCTCAGGAGCCGTAAAAGCCCGTGGCGGCATCATCTTTGAGGATCCGGCGGGCTACGATCTCAACATCGTGGGTATCCGCTCAAACGACACGGAAGCCAACACCTTCAACGATTTTCTGACTATTTCCTACAGGCTCAAAGACCAGTGGGTCTTCTTCGCCTTCCCCGCCACCACCGACCCTGGTTTGTACTGGCGACGAAACCCCATGAACGTGAGTGGCACGGCCATCATCGTACCGGGCCAATACCGGGGTGCCTATAGCATTGGGCGCCATAAAGGCTACCCCGCCCTCCGACAAACCGGAGAGCTCGCTGTCTGGCGCGATGCCAACAAAGACCGCGTTCTTGATATGGGATCTGAGATTCCCACGGAAATCGGTCATTTCGGCTGCAACATCCACAGGGCCAACTCGGATCATGCAAGTGCCCAGGTGGATAAGTGGAGCGCAGGGTGCCAGGTAGTTCAAGACCCCACGCACTTCATGTTTTTTATGGAACTTTGTGAGACGGCTGCTGCGTCTTTTGGAAACTCGTTTACCTATACCCTTATCACCGAAGAGGACCTGCAGGCATGAACCTCAAATCCATCATCTCTAAAATTGGTGCCAGTATAGTTCGCGAGGCTATCCCCGGCGGAGGCCTAATCCTCGATACCGTCAACGCCTTCCTCCCCGACGACAAAAAACTCGATAGCAGCGCCACGGGTAATGATATCCAGTCGGCAGTCGACTCCCTGCCACCCGAGCAAAGGGCCCAAGTCCTCACCAAAGAGTATGACGTGGAGATTGCTGAGATCCAGACGCATGCCCGCACCCAGGAGGCCATGGCGAAGGTGGATATCGCCCGGGCATCCACCCGGCCTCAAATCGCCATCATGATGGCTAAAGTCGTAGCGTTCGCCATCGTCATCGTCATGTCCATATGGGCCGTGGCCGTACTCCGTAATAACACCGAAACGCTCAAGGTCCTCGCCGACTCCAGTGTATTTATCCTCACAATCCTTGGTACCCCTACCCTGCTCCTGCGCTCCTATTTCGGCATGAGGACCAAAGAAAAAACCGCCGGTCGGGAGACCGGACCTGCTCGCAACCCTGTGGCTGAGATAATCGGGGCATGGCGGTCTAAATAAAGCCGTGCCTAAACCACTAAGGAAACTAAAATGCTTAAATTCGACAAAATCATGAAAGGCTTTACTAAGACAATCACAGCGTTAGACGGCCTGGCTGACAGCAAGCTCCGCGAAATTAACGCAATAGACGAGCGTGCCGCCAGGTTGGGCGAGTTGAGACATAAAGCCAACGAAGAGGGCTCTGCGGCGTCAGCCACCGCTAATAAGTTGCGCGAACTCATAGGCGCAAAATAATCAAATCAACCCTCGCCGTCGTCATAGCTGACGGCATTGCAACAGCCCTGGTGATCCTGGCGGCGATAAAATGGGGGTGCCCCATGGAACAGCACAAAATAGATAAAGAGGTTATCGCTTGGCTCACATGTCTCATTGCCGGGATCACCATTTTTATCATAAGCAATGGAGTACCAATCCAATGAAATTTGTAGACTACCAAATGGCAGCGGCCACAACATGCCTGCCTCAATGTTTTTGTGGCGACTACCTCCGCCCCGGCCTCCTCAGCGAGGCGGGTGGGATCAGCGGCCAAATCAAACGCATCGTCAGGGGTGATGTCCAGCTCGAAAACTCCCGGCACCTCATCGCCGGGGAGCTGGGCGACACGCTGTGGTATGCAGCAATGTACGCCAACCTCAAGGGCCTCAACACTGACGAGGTTGCCCTCCGCGCCGAACTCTACTACCCGCGCACCGACTCAATATCAGAGCTGGAGGAGATGGCCGCCAATATCGTCGCCGACGCCTATATATTTCGCATGGCGTCAACCCTCTCTCAGCTACTCGGACTCCTGCACAACCTCGGAAAAATGGCCAACGCCATTGGCTTTTCGATGCACGAGGTCGCTGAGTTCAATCAAGTAAAATTGGCGGACTGGGCCGGGCGGGGTGTGTTCCGGGGG